TAACACTATTTGATATTACCAGAAATGGTGATTATCATGCAGCCGATCAATTAAAAAATTGGCACACACTGTTACAAGCCATCAATTTACAATCTATACCAACAATTCAATCATATCCTAAACGGTTTTTTCGTAATATAGATGGTTTAGGTTTTGGATCAAGCTATAGTGGTCACCAAGAAATTTGGATGTTTGATTTTACAATAGATGACTTTAACAATAATCTTGAATTATTAGAAAAAAACATAGATTTAATACCTATGATAACTGGTTTAGAGGAAACTGTTGAAAATCTTAAAGAATATACTATTACACGTGGTGATAACAAAAATATAGTGTTTTTATTAACTTAATCTTATCTATAAATAATATCTGCTACTGCAAGGATTATACAATGGCAACTAAACCTTATGAAATTGAACGCACAAGTTTAGAAGCGCATGTTGATATTTGTGCAGAGCGTTATGATAAAATGGAGACTAAAATGGATACTATGGAACTAAGACTTGCAAAAGTTGAAACCATAGTCAGCGAAATTAAATCTATGTTAATCGAAAAAGAAACTTTGGCTTATAAAAAACTCGTTGGCTTAGGAATTGGCATTATTGGCTCACTATTAACAGCACTATTGGGATTGATATTATATGTTGCAAAATCACATACTTAATTGACAAACACTATTGCTTTGTGTTATATTAATAACATGGTAGATGAAAGCAAAACACTCAATAAAATTGCACAATTTGTTACAGAAGAATATAATAAGTTACCAAAAACTGGCACACTTGTTGTAAAAACAGTAGCAAATGGATATGTAGTAAACGGCGTTGAAGTAAAACTCAACAATGATAATACATGGAATATTTTTAAAGATAAGACACTTATTATAAAACTACGTCAACGCCGTTTAGCTATCTTAGGAGCTGCACTTGTTGCAAAACAAAAAAACAGTGATATTTCAAGTATAGCAATTATTGATCGCCAACTTAATATATTTCAAGAAGACCAAAATAATTTTCGTATACGGTTAAAAAATAATTCAAATAATGATGTTGCAGCAGATCGTTTAAGTCGTGTTGATTGTGAATTAGACTTATTAAACCAACAAATATATCTTTTGGAAAAAAGTGTTGCTTTGGCATAAATATTAATAAATGTAAGGGCAATAAAATGTTTGTTAAAGAATTTAATGCTGTATCAGCACGTGACTTGAATATGCAGCTTAATAAAGTGTATAACTGGCAACTTGATCTAAAAAAAATCAATGAAAGCGATGCCAATCGTATGCTATCTGCAATTCAAAATAAAATGACAAACATTAAGCGAACTAACCAAGCACACTATGCAGAACGTATTCCAGAATATATGGAAGCTGTAATGGTAGGCAAAGTATTAGAAACATGGAAGAATGAAATGGCACAAGGTCGTCGTATTATCGCAGAAAAAATGACAGCAATAGATGAGTATTGCACAGTAAAATTAAATGAGCGTGAACTAACACCTAGTGAATTAAAGAAACGTGAGCATTATGCTATGGCTCTTAAAGGCAAGCAAGGTGATTTTGAAAAACGCTATGGCAAGCGTGGTAAAGAAGTTATGTACGCAACTGCTACAAAGATGGCAAAAAATGAAAGTTATACTTTACCACCTGCACTTACAGAAGGTGAAATTGAGCAAGCACGTGTTACTATGGCTGCTCGTGATCTTGCAGATACTGTTCAGGATATTGTTGAAAAAATCAGCAAGATGCAAAATGAACAGCTGCCAGCACTTGTAAGTGCTATGAAAGATGAAGTTGGCATGGAACAAGCAAACTCATTTAATGATACAACCAAGCAAGTGCTAGGTAGTTTGCTTGATGCTGCAAATGGCGCACGTGATACTCTTGATAATGCAAGTCGTGGTGTATATGGTGGCGCAGATATGGATATGTCCGCAGATGTTGGCGCAGACATGAATGTGCCTGATATGAATGCTCCAATTGGTGGCGATGAAGCTGTTACTCCTCCACGTGATAATGAAAGTGAATTAGATGCTGCTGACACTGCTGTTGGTGGCACTGCTGAATTAGGTCGTGGTCGCAGAGCATAACCATGAAATTGCTTGAGGTTGCTCCAGATTTTGTTAAAAGTCAAGCAGGTGTTTTGATGACTATTCTACAATATTTGGAAAATAAAACTAAACCTGGCACACAAATACCAATGGCAAATATTTCCAAATTAATGAATAATGCGGGTTACAGTTTTAATTATGATAACTTGCAAGAACTTATGCAAAATACGCCTGCAATACAAGGTATGATATCAAATTATAATAAAGACCATATTGTACTTGGCAAAGAAAGCATCGCTGATAAAGAACCCGATGAAGCAGACGCTGAAAAACAAAACGCCACTGTAGATAATATGGCAAAAAGCGCAGCCAAGTTGCAATAAATACTTAATGCGTGTTGGTGATTTAGAAACCTTAACAAAATTTCATGACAAACTCAATCCTGATTTATGGGATAATAATCATTTAAAACCGCAAATTCGTCTTGCGCTATTCAAAATTGCAAAAGCATTTATTGAATTTATCAATGTTGAAGATTTAGAACTAACGGATATTACAATCAGTGGTAGCAATGCTAGTTTTAATTATAATAATAAAAGTGATATTGACCTACATCTTATTGCTAATAGTAGTGGACCTTGTAAAGTTAATCTCAAAGACCTTTTTCAAGCCAAAAAAGTAATATTCAATGATCAACATGATATTACGATACTAGGCTATGCAGTTGAAGTATATGTTCAAGGCAGTGAAGATGTACATATATCAAATGGTGTTTATAGTGTATATAATGATAATTGGATTCGTTTTCCAAAACAGATAACCGCAAAACCAGATGTTACTAATATTGAACATAAATTTGAACATCTTGAAGAAGAAATTAAACAAGCAATCGAAAGCGGTGATCCACAAACTATTGCTAGACTTAAGAAACGCATTAAAGATATGCGTCAAAGTGGTCTGGAAAAGAACGGCGAGTTTGGCGTAGAAAATTTAGCATTTAAATTATTGCGTAACAGTGGTTTAATTCAGAAATTATTTGATGCAGAAATTCAAGAAGTTGATAAAGAACTAAGTCTTGGCGAGGGAAATGCTTTCTTAGGCGCATTAAACACTGCTAGAAAAAATAATCTTGAGTATTTTATTGTTGATGGTAAAAAATACAAGGTAAAAAAGAACAAGAAGATTGTTAAAGAAGAAGAACTGACTGAAAAGTGGAGCAAGAAATATAAACGCAGTATTAATTGTTCACATCCCAAAGGTTTCAGTCAACGTGCACACTGTGCTGGTCGTCGTAAGAAAAAATAAATATTAAGTGGAGTAAAAAATGTTTACAGCAACAAATGCCAGAATAGCAAGTATTGATAGTGTGGTTGTTGAAACAGAACTTGCACTGCTTAATATTAATATAATAAATGCAGTTGATAACAATCAGACAAATGTAAAAATTACTGGTAATACCAGAACTACTCTTGGTTCAAATACGGTTGTTGGCACTCCAATGACACTAGATGCAAATTATTATGCTAGTTGGCAAACAACTTCTGCTAATAATCTAGCAGCAGGTCAGATGGCATCTGTAATTGAAAATTTTCAAAAATTAGGTTATACCGTTAGTCGAGCAAGTACCGATGCTCAACATATTTACTGGAATATCAGTTGGTAATAAACGCTTGACAGATTAACAAATCTGTGGTAATTTATTAATATGACAAATCCATATGTATCGCACAATCCACTGTATGACTATAAAAAAATCACACGAAAAGAAACCAACGAAGGTCGTAGATATCAAACACCAGACGGCGATATTGTAGCAAGTGTTACCACCATTCTTGATAAAACAAAAAGCGAAGAAAAAAAGAAATCACTTTATGAATGGAAACAGCGTGTAGGTGTAGAAAAAGCGCAAGCAATTACCACTGAAGCCGCTGGCCGTGGCACGTCCATGCACAAACAGTTAGAAAACTGGTTGGAATATGGCGATCTCAAAACTGGTGGTAATATGGTTCATAACCAAGCCGCTAAGATGGCTAGTGTAATTATTGAAGAATATATGAAAGGTCAGATGCAAGAGTATTGGGGTATGGAAACTGCACTATATTACCCACAACTTTATGCTGGTACCACTGACCTTGTGGGCATTTATAATGGTAAGCCATCTATCATAGATTATAAGCAAACCAATAAACCAAAAAAAACTGAATGGATTTCAGATTATTTTATTCAAGGTGTTGCTTATGCTGCAGCACATAATAAATTATTTGATACTAATATTTCACAGATTGTAATCTTAATGTGCAGTAAAGATTGTGAACCACAGCGTTGGATCATTAGTGGTGATGAATTTGATAACTTTACAGCTATATGGTGGGATAGAGTTACAAAATTTTACTCTGAATAATTTTTTCCCATTGTTTTTTTATTGCAAATAGCATTGCCATTTATACATAAATATCTTATAAAGGTAGATATGTATGTCAATTGTTCAAATATCACGTATTTCTCATCGCAGTGGATTAAATCAAAATTTACCACAGTTAAGCAAAGCAGAACTAGGCTATAGCGTAGATACTCGCCAACTTTTTATTGGTAATGGCACTTTAAATGATGGTGCACCTGAAACTGGCAATACTGAAATTTTAACTGAATATAGTGATATTCTTAATTTAGCAAACACATACAGTTATAAAAATACAGATGCTGGTTATAATCCACAAACTGGCAATGCACGAGCAATATATAATGCTATTGCTTATGGAAATAGCACCTATGTTGCAGTTGGCAGTGGTGGAAATATTTTATATAGTGGTGATGGTATATCATGGAATAATACTACTAGTGGAACAACAAGTAATCTAGTTACAGTTACCTATGGCAATGGAACTTTTGTTGCTGGTGGTGCAAATGGAACTATCATTTACAGTAGTGATGGAGTAGTTTGGCAAAAAAGTAGCCCGATTTCTTATACTACAGTTAACGGAATAGCATTTGGTAACAACTTATTTGTAGCTGTAACTTTATTAGGTAGCATTTATACTAGCCCTACAGGTATTATTTGGACTGCTCGTAGTAGCGGAGTATCTGTTCCGCTTTACAATGTAGTTTATGGCAATAATATTTTTATAGCAGTAGGTAGCGGTGGTATTATTGTAAGTAGCACAAATAATACAGCAACAAGTTGGACCAATAAAACTGTTGGTAATAGTGATCTGCTTGGCATTGATTATACAAATAGTACCTATATTATTACTGGTAAAAACAATAAGGCTCTTTACAGCACAGATGGCACTAATTGGTATCGCAGTTTAATTGATAGTTTTACTGCGGTTACTAGTGATGGCACGTTTGGTTGGGCAATTACTAGTTGGGGTGCTGTTTACAAAGCCACTACCACATCTTTTGTTTATGTTGCTACAATCGATACTGGAATTGAAAATTTTACAAATATCTACAACAATGGCGCTGGTTTGTTTGTTGCACTTACTGGCAGTGGAGGAATTTATAGCAGTAGTAATGGTTCAACGTGGACTGCTCGCACCAGTGGTGTTGTAACTGGTTTAAATGAAGTTTGGTATGATAGCGTTAATAAGATTTTTACTATTGTTGGTGACAGCGGTGTAATACTAACTGCATCGCCTGCTGCTGGTGTTGCACAAGTATCAACATGGGTTTCAAGAACTAGTGGAACCGCAAACAATTTATTAAGTATATCACAATTATCATCTACAACTTGGATTGCAACTGGCACAAGTGGAACTATTGTTACTAGTCCAAATGCTGTAACGTGGACTACTCGCAGTAGCGGTGTGACAGTTGATTTACGCAGCATTACTGTTGCTAATTTAGGCGGCGGAACATATAAAGCAATTGCAGTAGGCACTGGTGGTATTGCTATTACCAGTAGTGCTGGCACTTCATGGTCAACTGCACTTTCTAACAGCGCAACTGATCCTACTGGAGCCACAGTAAGTGTTGGTGATTTGAATCAAGTAATATACCAAACATTTACTGCACCAAACAATTCTACATACAGTTACTATATAGCAGTTGGTGATAATGGTTGTGTAGTGTTAAGTTCAGATAGCACAACTTGGTTTACAAAAACTAGCTATAGCGTAAGTGATTTTCAAGCTATAGTTTATAGTGGAACATATTTTTATGCAGTTGGCGATATAGGATTAAGTTATGCTGTAAGTCAAGATGCTAGCACATGGTTGTCATCAAGTATATATTACAGTGCTAATTTGTTAAGTCCTGATGTATACAGTTTAGCATCAAATGGTAGTTATAATATAATTGTTGGTCAATATGGTTATACATATCACAGTACGGGACAATACAAATATTTTCGTCAAAGCACACAACAGCTTTATGATTCACTTTATAATGTAGTATATACTTCCAAATTTACTGCAGTTGGAGCAAGTGGACAAATTTCCTATAGCAATGATGGAATTACATGGACAAGTTTAAGTTTTAGTTATGGTGGAAATAGCACTGTAAGAAGTTTACAACGTAAGCTAGATGATTTTGTAAGTGTTAAAGATTTTGGTGCCAAAGGTGACGGTATTACAGATGATACTGAATCAATCAATCGTGCGCTTTATGAATTATATTGCAGAACAAATAATTTTCCAGCAAGAAAAAATTTATATTTTCCAGCAGGAAATTATATTGTAAGTGGCAGTATAAATGTTCCCTCACATGCTAGAATTATCGGTGAAGGAACTTTTAATACGCAAATTACACAAACCGCAAATCCATACATTTACCCATATGTTACTTGGGTAATATATACAGCAGACAATTTACAGCAAATTCAAAATCTTATTGGTTTAAATGGCGCTGGATTACCAAATGATATTACAATAACAAATTTGACATTAAAAAGTTTAAATGATGGAATAATTATAGATAGTGCAAATCGAGTAACATTAAACAATATTCGTTTGCTTGGACCTAACACGAGTGTTACTACTGCTACTGATATTATAAGTGGTAATACTACGGCTGCAATTAAAATTTTAGGTCGTAATTTAGCTTTTGCTAGTGATGTTAATATTACAGATTGCCTATTAAATGGTTTTAATAGTGGTGTTTATTTACCAGCTAGCCAGTATGCATCTAATGCACTTATTGACAGTTGCACATTTTATAATCTTTATTATGGTGTCTACTTAATAGGCACAAAATCAACAGGCTTTACGCTTTCTAATAGTATTATGGATAGTGTTTATGCAAACGGTGTTTATGTAACAAATAGTAATAATTTTACAAGTATTACTAACTATTATAAAGATGTTGGTGATCAGCTGTCAGGACCATCTTATCCAGTTGTTCCAGTAATATATTGGAATTCAACAGCTAGTGGTTGTGTCACAATTGGTGATAGCTATGACAGAACTGATACAAACAAAGTATCTAAAACTGTTGCTACCAGTGAATGGAATTATCTTGAAGCATTTCGTTTAGGCGCAGTACACTATAATATAGGTCGCAGTGTTTCATTAACTGCTAGCACTACTGCTGTGTTGAATACTAGTTATAGTGGTGGATTAAGTGGTGTAGCAGCAAATATATTGATGGATTATAGCATTACTAGAAACGGCGGTATACGAACAGGCAGTGTCAAATTCAGTTTGACTTCTGGTGGCACATATGCTATAGATGATGACAGTACTCAAAATTCAGACGTTGGAATTGTTTTTGGTTTTAATGGAACCGATTTAACATATACTTCAGATGGAAATGGAACTGGTTTACTCAACTATGCAATTAGATACCTTGAAATGCTATAATTGGTTTTCTGGAAAATCTGCCAATAGAATATTACAATGGCGATCATATCGTCGCAGTATCGCAAGTAATCATTTGCAAATTGTAGCACGTGATTGGGCATGTTGTCCTCTTATACCAAATTATCTTGAGTATGATAATTACCGCAATTGGCCTGATCCTTGGACACTTATTAGTGACGGAAATTATTGTAATTTAGGACGTGCGCTAGGAATGTACTATACTTTATATTATACTTCTTATCCGTTTCGTGATACAATGATTATTGAAGTTTATAAAGATAGAGAAAATCATGAATACCTTAATTTAGTCAGATGTGAAGACGGATTATATACGCTGAATTATAGTTTGGGTGAGGTTGTAAATAACCTCACTGTCCTCAAATCAGCAGAACTTATTAATAGCGTTACACACAAAAATTTAAAAATATAAAGTAAAGAGAGAAACAAATGCCAATCAATGTTATTAAGCGTGATGGTCGTAAAGAACCATTAGATATTGAAAAACTTCACAAAGTAGTATTTTGGGCAACAGAAAATTTAAGTGGTGTAAGCGCAAGTGAATTAGAAATCCGTAGTCAGATTCAGTTTTATAATAATATTAAAACCAGTGAAATACAAGAAACTATGATAAAAGCCGCTGCTGATTTAATTAGTGAAGATGCAACGAACTATCAATATGTTGCAGGTCGTCTTGTAAACTATCATCTACGTAAAGAAGTTTATGGTAATTATCAACCGCTGTCACTAATTGATATTATCAAGAAGAATGTAAGTAGCGGATTCTATGATGCTAATTTACTGACCGACTATACCGAAGAAGAATGGGCAAGCATCAATAAGTTTGTAGATCATGAGCGTGATATGCAACTTACCTATGTTGCTATGGAACAACTTCGTGGCAAATACCTAGTTCAAAATCGTGTTACTGGTGAAATTATGGAAACTCCACAGGTTGCGTATGCTCTTATTGCTGCAACACTTTTTGCCAAATATCCACAAGAAACTAGACTAAAGTATGTGCGTGATTATTATGATGCTATTAGCAAGCATGATATATCATTACCAACTCCTATTATGGCTGGTCTTCGGACACCACAGCGTCAGTTCTCCTCCTGCGTGTTGATCGAAACTGGCGACAGTCTAGACAGCATTAACGCCACAAGCAGTGCTATTGTAAAATATGTGTCACAAAAGGCTGGTATCGGTATTGGAGCGGGTTCTATTCGTGCTATCGGTTCTCCTATCCGTCGTGGTGATGCCTCTCATACAGGTTTGATTCCATTCTATAAGATGTTTCAAGCAGCGGTGCGTAGTTGCTCACAAGGCGGCGTTCGAAACGGTGCTGCTACTCTTTATTACCCGCTATGGCACTATGAAGTAGAAGATTTGTTAGTTCTAAAAAATAATAAGGGAACAGAGGATAATCGTATTCGTCAGATGGATTATGGTGTTCAGTTTAACAAACTTATGTATGAGCGTCTGCTAAGTGGCGGTGACATTACTTGTTTCTCACCAAGCGATGTGCCAGGTTTGTATGATGCTTTCTTTGCTGACCAAGACAAGTTCAAAGAACTGTATGAAAAGGCAGAGAAGAATCCAAAGATTCGTAAGAAAACTTATAAGGCAATTGATTTATTCTCACAGTTCATGGAAGAACG